AATCAATACCCTCCTTTTGAAGACGCCTTTCTTGCTCTAAAAGACGGGGGCGCGATAGCCATTTCACCAAAATTTGCCATATGCAAAGATACCCGAGGGCTTTGTTGGCTTTATAGAAAAGACCAGCAAGTTATGCTAATTCCCGACACAAAAACAGGATACCTTCTAAAGTCAAGCAGGTTTTATCTTGAAGACATCGAAGCTTCGAAAGACATTTTGCCTCTTGAAATCAAGGAGTTTTAGAAATGGCCTTTCTTTATCATTATCGTCAAACCGCTAATAGGGAGTCTGAATTGGTTCCCGGACAACAAATCAACTACCCTTGTTATACTGGCGGCGTTGTAAAGGGGGGAGATGTTGGCCTAGAGTTGGAAATCGAAGGGCTTAATTTGCCTTCAGGCGGCAACGTAGCTGATATCGTAGCTTCTAACAGAGCCTATTGGAGAGCTATTGCTGACGGCTCTTTGCGTAATGGCGGCGTCGAATACGTCCTCAGCCGCCCTATCCCCATCAAAGAAGTTCGAAAGATGGTGGACGGCCTATTTTCCCGCTTTGCTCAATTGCCCGACTGCCGCATCAAAAATACCAATCGGTGCTCTACCCATGTGCATGTTAACGCCTCCGATTTGAAAGTCAATCAAGCGACTTCCGCTATTGCACTATGGTGCACATTTCAAACATGCCTTATCAAGTGGAACGGTGTTGAAAGAGTTTCTAATCATTACTGTTTGTCCACAAGAGACGAAGAAAGCATGTTGCAGGCATGGCTGAACTATTTGAGAAACGGGTATATTCCAACTACCCGTAACAATCAAAACCTCAAGTATACAGCACTAAACATTCTTCCTCTTTTTGCGCAAGGTTCCCTTGAATTTCGTGCAGGCGGGCCTCCAAATAGTCCCGATAAAGTCGTATGGTGGACTAAGATTTGTAATGCCATTGTGCGTTACGCTGCTGAACGCTTTCAAAACCCGCTAGCCCTTGGCTATTCCTTGTCAGAGTTGGGGCCTGAAAATCTCCTACGCGAAGTATTGGAATTTGCTAACCTCGGTCCTGTAACAACCGAGCGTATCTTTCAGGAACTTACTGGAGACGGGATGCTGAACATTGATGCCATGAATGATTTTCGAGATATTCAAATCCTTATTTACGGTTTTCCGTGGGATGCTTTGATGGAAAAAATCAATAGCAAGCCAATCCCCAACCCATTTAATAACAAGAAAAAGAAACAGCACGGAGACGGCCAAATTGATCTAGAACAACTCGCTCGCATGGCCCATCAAGAATAAAAGGAGAAAACACTGTCATGCCAATACGAAGAAGACAAAGAGTAAGAATTGTCCCGTATAGAAGGGGTTCCCGCTCTGCCAGAGCTTTGGCCGATGCACTAGGCGCTAAACTGGTAAAGCTAGAAGGAAGTCGGTTTCGTAACACCGTGGACGACTTCTGTATAAATTGGGGCAACACAAACCCTCCCCCTAACATAGACCTACGGTTTATGTTGAACCACCCCAAAGCTCTTGAAGCGACAACAAATAAGCTAACATTCTTTGAACGAGTAACTGCCGAAGGTCTCGGCAATTTTATTCCCCCCTATTGGACAAATAAAGAGGATATTCCAGATGAAGCGTTTCCAATCGTTTGCCGCACTATTCTCAACTCTCACTCCGGCCGAGGCATTGTTATTTCCGACAGCCGGGACGATTTGGTTGACGCTCCTCTCTTCACTAAATACATAAAGAAACAAGACGAATACCGTATTCATCTCGGCTGTCCCTTTCGACCTCCGTGGGAAGAATCTATCATCATTTCCGTGCAGCAGAAGCGGCGCCGACTGGATGTAGAAAACCCTAACTGGCAAGTCCGTAATCACGCTAACGGGTTTATTTATGCGCGGGAAAATGTAAATCCCCCTCAATGCGTAATTGATGCGGCAAAAACCGTATTTAATAAATGCACAGAGCTTGACTTTGGCGCTGTAGATGTTATATATAACGCCAAACAAGACAGAGCCTATGTGCTCGAAATCAATTCTGCACCCGGCCTTGAGGGGCAAACCTTACAAGACTATGCAGATTATTTCCCAAAAGAAGGCCAATAACAATAACCATAACAATAAGGAGAAAATAACATGAGATGCTATATTTGCAATGCCATTCTAACGCCTTCGGAAATCAACTGGAACCCTAAGCACAACGACTGGGACCCGTGCACTAGGTGTCTGGAAGAAATTGAAGCGGTGTTCAACGACGACACCGAGGAAGAAATCGACAGGCAACTATCCTTCGAGTTCATGAACGATGAAGGGGAAGCGGAAGAGGAGGAGGAAGAGAACGATGACCACGGAACCAGATACCCTTGCTAACCTATTGAAAACCCTAGATATTCCATATACCCCTAAAAAAGTGCTTGACAAACCCACCAAACTAGTGTATAATATTCGTAGAGAGGTTGGGGGGGTTAAGGAGGTCTATCTAGAGTTTATGGGTAAGGAACCTATTCTCCATCGTGTCTTAGCAGCTTGCATAAGGAATAGGATAGAGGCTGTTAAGGAACTCATTGGTGATGGTAATAGTCTTATTCCCAGACCTATTCTAGCTGGTGGTTGTCTACGAGACTTCATCTTTGATAAAGCAGCTAAGGACTACGATTTCTTCTTCAATTGCAGTAGTCCAGAGCAAGCCTACGAAGTCATAGATGAACTAGCCCTACGGATGGGCTCGGGAAACTACACCGAGGGAGGCCCTACAGAGGACAATCCCTACGAACAAGAAGATGCAGCAGACTTCGAAGGTGTCTACGCTGTCTTCAACTATAGTAAAGACCGTAAGACACAACTCATAGTAGGAGTATGGCCAGATGCCGTTCCTTACCTCTATAATACCTTCGATTTGTCGATTTGTCAAGTCCAAATGGACATAGACACCTACGACATTACCATCTCCGAGAACTTTGTAAGGTCTCTTATCGAAAAGAGAACCATCAACTACAAACCCGAGTCTTCCTATTCCAGACACAGGAAGAGCAAGTTTGATTTGAGCCTTTTTAACATCATAGAGAGTGTAGAAGAAGTTCGTTCCTATGCCCCTATCAAAATATATGCCTTGCCCCTCCTGTGATAGTAGCGATGCCTTCCACGTCCAAGCTAATGGATGGGGCCACTGTTTCTCATGCGGAATGAACCTTCCGCCCGCTAAAACCCAACTCTATATCGCTAACCTAGGTAAGAACATGATTACAGCCGTTCCGGGACCGTCATACAACATAAAGAGAGAGCTTTCGCCTCTTCCAGAGGTGTTCCGAGCTTGGCCCGAGAGAGGTCTAAATCGAGACACTATTGCTAAATACAAGGTTCGAGTGGGCACAGAGAATGACGACTTTGCTGCCAAATGCCCACGCTTCGACAGCAACGGCAACCATGTAGCCAACAAGGTCCGAGTCCAAAAGGGCGAAAAGGACCGCACCAAAGGCGCTCCGTTCTATTTTGAGGGCAACAAAGAGGCTGCCCTTCCCCTGTTTGGCCAGCAACTCTTTCCACCCGGAGGGCGGTTTATAACCGTTACAGAGGGCTATGAGGACGCTATGGCCGTCCACCAGATGTTTGGGGGCAAATACCCCGCCGTCTCCGTAGATGGGGCCTCTAGCGCCTCTACGGACTGTAAGAAGGCTTTTGAATACCTCAACAGCTTCGACACCATTGTCCTTTGTTTTGACAACGACGAACCCGGACGCAAGGCCGCCAAGGAAGTCTGCAACCTCGGCTTTCCCCTCGGCAAGGTCAAGGTTCTCACCCTACGAGAATACAAGGATGCCAACGACTACCTCAAGAACGGTAAGAGCGCTGAATTCGTAAAGGAGTGGTGGCAAGCACCCACCTACAAGCCTGACGGCCTCAAGCTAGGTTCGGAGATGTGGGCAGAGATTATCGAGCGTAAGGAGCACTTCTCTACGCCCTATCCATTTGAAGGTCTCAACAAGATGACCTATGGTATTCGCCTCTCCGAGCTTGTTGTAGTTACAGCCGATAGTGGTGTGGGAAAAACTTCATTCCTCAAGCACATTGAGCACAAGCTCCTTACGGATGAGGAAGTAAAGGAGAAAAATTATGGTGTTGGATTTCTCCACTTTGAGGAGCCTAATGGTGATACTGCTTTGGGTCTCCTGTCTATACACAATAGCACGCCTTACCACCTTCCTGACGTTGAGCGTGATCCCAAACAGCTACGAGCAGCCTACGACGAAGTTCTTAATAACGACCGTGCTGTTATTTGGGATCACTTTGGCAGCAACTCTGTTGATGCCGTAATCAACAAAATCAGGCACATGTCAGCCCTTGGGTGTAAATACATCGTTATCGACCACCTCAGCATCATTGTGTCTGACCAAAGCGGGGATGAACGAAAGCAACTAGACGAAATTTCCACAAAGATTAAAACTCTCTGCATGGAGCTTGATATTGCCGTCATTGCCGTCATCCACACAAATCGTCAAGGTCAAATTAGGGGCACGGCTGGCGTCGAGCAACTTGCCAACATTGTCTTTCGCCTCGAAAGAGACAAAACAGAAATTGATGAATGGCGACGTAACGTTACCAAGATTACGGTTGAAAAGAACCGCTTCTGTGGCTTTACCGGGCCTTGTAGCTATCTCTGGTATAACAAGGACACAGCAAGGCTTACAGAGCTTGACCCCGTAGAGGCACAAATCTTTGAAAGCGGAGGAACCCTTCGCGACGTTGACAAACCATGGGAGTAATAGCCTTTGTATCTAAACATAACAGACAAACACTGGGCTATTGACATTGAGGGGGACGACCTATATCCAAATGTTCAACGGATTTGGTGTGCTGTTTGTGTAAACGCCAAAACGAATGAAACCGTTGAACTCGTAGGCCACAACGCCATCCGAGAATGGTTCAGAGAAAAGCTACAGGACCC